AAGCAGACGGCGCTATGGACCAGTCTGATATAGGTGCGAACACTTTCTTCGCAGCTGCTCAGTCTACATCTACTGGCAACACTGCTACTGGTAACTCCACAAGTGCCGTCGATGCGACAACTGTGACTACTACCGCCGCCTTCCGCATCGTGGGTGCCGCATCTCCAATCGGTGATGCTTTCCCTGATCTTTTGGTTAAACTTAACCCCGGCTACAGCAGCATGACTAACGCTGTTGGCCTGTAAGGAGGGATAAAACATGGCTATCTCACGCGCACAGGCGCTTAAAGAACTACTTCCCGGCCTCAACGCCCTTTTTGGTCTTGAATACGGCAAGTACGATAACGAGCACGAAGACATCTATGAGACAGAGACTTCAGAACGTAGTTTTGAAGAGGAAGTCAAACTGTCTGGTTTCGGTGCAGCACCAACAAAAGCTGAAGGTTCTTCTATTGCATATGACAATGCACAAGAAGCGTTTACAGCACGCTACACCCACGAGACAATCGCTATGGGTTTCGCCATCACTGAAGAAGCGATGGAAGATAACCTGTACGATTCGTTGTCCTCACGTTACACCAAAGCCTTGGCTCGCGCCATGGCCTACACCAAGCAAGTTAAAGCTGCTTCATTGCTCAACACGGGCTTTGACACTTTCCAGTCTGGTGACGGTGTAACACTGTTCAGCACCGCACACCCCACAGTTGGTGGTGGTACAAACTCTAACCGTCCAGCGGTTAGCGCTGACCTTAACGAGACTTCTCTCGAGCAGGCGATTATCGACATCGCAGCATACGTAGACGAACGTGGCCTTTTGATCGCAGCTCGCGCCCAGAAGCTCGTCATCCCGTCTGCCCTGCAGTTCGTAGCAACTCGTTTACTACAAACAGACCTTCGTGTAGGTACAGCGGACAACGACATCAACGCGATCAGCACAAACGGCGCTGTTCCCGGTGGTTACGGTGTCAATCACTACCTAACCGATGCTGACGCTTGGTTCCTGACCACAGACATCCCGAACGGTATGAAGCATTTCGTACGTTCTGCGATGGCTACTGGCATGGACGGCGACTTCGACACTGGCAACGTGCGCTACAAAGCGCGTGAGCGTTACAGCTTCGGCGTTTCCGACCCACTGGGTATCTACGGTTCACAAGGCGCGTAAGCCCTTAGAACTCAAACCAACTTCGGTTTGGAAGGCTCCGCTTCGGCGGGGCTTTCTTTTTGTGAGTACATGTTGTATGCTTGGCCAACGGGTACAACATTAGCTTTGTAGACAGGTATCTACCCGCCTGACGTTGCATAGACTACAGAGCGAATCCTTATGCAAAGGGTACTAAAATGGCTTCTACTACATTTTCAGGTCCAGTGACATCAACCGCTGGTTTTATCGGTGACATAATTGTGCCAACATACACAGTTGCAAATGCACCTTCCGCTGCTACAGCGGGCGCAGGCACTCTCGTATACGTTTCAAACGGGGCCGCAGGCGCTGCTATTCTAGCTTTCTCTGACGGAACAAACTGGAAGCGTTCCGACACAGGCGCTACAATCGCAGCAGCATAAGGGGCAAATTATGAGTAGGTTTACACCCCCCTCTGAAGAAGAACTAGCGGCACGGGGCATTGGCTCTACCAAGGTTCGCGCTCGAAACACGGACGGCACTCTCAAAGCTGACGACCCTTCCACACCTGATGTAAATGAGGCTTGGGAAGCGAAACCTGTCAAAAGCAAGCGTGTACGTCCCTCAAAGAAAAAGGGCTAGATTATGGCTGGGCAGGAAGTACGAGCTTATAACTTTGCGGCAAGCGATAGCGCCGCACTTGTAGGCCCATCGCGCGGCAGGCTGCAAGGTGTTCTAGTAAACGCCGCATCCGCCGCTGCTTTCACTATTCGCAGTGGGTCAGCTACTGGTCCTATTATACTACAGCTAACTCTACCTACTGGTTGGAATGACGTATTCCTTCCAAACGACGGTATTTTAGCTGACGACGGTTGTTACGTTTCCGCCTTTACAGGCTCAGGGAACGTAATGACCCTACTCATAGAGTAGCCTATGGCCGTTAAGAAGAAAGGTACAATGAAAGGCCACACCATCAAAGGTGGTCATAAGCGCCCCACTAAGTCCGGTGCGGGTATGACCAAAAAAGGTGTGGCTAAGTACCGTAAGGACAATCCGGGGTCCAAACTAAAAACAGCTGTTACAGGCACCGTGAAGAAGGGTAGCGCAGCCGCCAAGAGGCGTAAGTCCTACTGCGCGCGTTCTGCTGGACAGATGAAGCAGTTTCCTAAAGCTGCTAAAGACCCCAACAGCCGTTTACGGCAAGCCAGAAAAAGGTGGAAATGTTGACATGATGGGGCGTAGTTCTATGGGGAGACAACTTACAGGTAATCGCGTTAAAAAAGCGATATCCCGTAAACCTGTAGCGGCTATGGCCAAGGGCGGCAAGGCCAAGAGCCGTGTGAATGAGGCTGGCAATTATACCAAGCCCACAATGCGCAAGTCATTATTCAACAGTATCAAGGCTGGAGGCAAGGGCGGTAAACCCGGGCAGTGGTCTGCCCGTAAAGCCCAAATGCTCGCAAAACAGTATAAAGCCAAGGGTGGGGGTTATAGGAAATGAAGGGTGTAAAGCACTTTAAAAAAGATGGCACTCTTTATACAGGGGGCATGCACAAGATGCCCAACGGTGAGTTGCACTCAGGTAAGACTCACGGCAAGACGAGCACGAAGCTCCTGCACTATAAGGACTTAGGTAAAGCAGCAAAGGCTAGAGCAGATGGCGTTAAAACCAAGCCAAAAAAGTCTTAAATCTTGGACCAAGCAGAAGTGGCGGACCAAGTCTGGTAAGCCATCTACGCAAGGGAAAAAGGCCACAGGGGAGCGGTATCTCCCTGAGAAGGCTATCAAGGCTTTGACGCCTGCGGAATACGCCGCTACTACAAAGAAGAAGCGCGAGGCCACTAAAAAGGGCAAGCAGGTTGCCGAGCAGCCTAAGAAGATCGCCAAGAAGACGGCGAAATACAGGAAGGCTAAGTGATGGCAGTAGTTGTACCAGTATTAAACGAGTTGTTCGAAGAAGCGTACGAACGTGCGGGTATCGAAATGCGTACCGGGTATGATATTAAGTCGGCCCGCCGTAGTCTCAACATTATGACGTTAGAGTGGCAGAACCGTGGGCTGAACTTGTTCACTATCGAAGCGGGTACAATACCGTTGACTGCTGGTACGGCGACGTACACTATGCCCGCCGACACGATTGATCTAATAGAGCACCAGCTACGTACAGGTACAGGCGTGTCACAGTTAGATGCGTACATAGACCGTATGAGTGTTTCCACTTACTCGCAACAAGGCAACAAAAATAGCGCAGGTCGGCCCTCTCAAATATACGTGCAACGTAACGCTACGGATGTTCAGGTAACACTTTGGCCTGTACCAGACAGCGCGCAAACTTATACTTTGGCGTTTTACCGTCTTAAAGGTATAGATAGCGTAGCCAGCGATAGCGGCATTAACGCTGCCTCTACTTCTGTACCTCCACGTTTTGTACCCGCACTTGTAGCCGGTTTGGCGTACTACATTGCGATGAAGAGACCTGAAGTAGCGGACCGTGTTGCACCTCTAAAGCAAGAGTACGAGGCCCAGTTTCTTTTAGCGGCGAATGAAGACCAAGATCGTTCCGCTCTTCAGATAGTTCCGTTCCGAGGAGCTATCTAATGCCTGCTTACGCCAGTGGCAAACACGCATACGGTATATGTGACCGGACCGGGTTTCGCTATAAACTGGAAGACCTAGTGTTTGAAGTTCAGCACGGCGTAAGGACTGGCCTACGTGTGGGTAAAGATGTTCTCGATCCTGACCAACCTCAGAACTTCTTGGGCAACGTAAATACATCTGACCCGCAATCTTTGCTGAACCCTCGTCCAGATGTGGACCCGGGTAGAGGCTTATTTGGCTGGAACCCTGTTTGGAACCCAGCGCAATATATGGTAAGCTCTGTAGGAAGCGTTACCGTTGCAACAACTGATGGAGATTAAGATGCTAGCCCCTAGAAAATCCTTGCGCCCTAAAGCCCGTAAAAAATCTATCTATGGAGTCGGGGAGAAGAGTACCCAAAGCCCTGATGGTATGACTATAGCCGAGCGCGAGGCCGCGGCTCGCAACGAAGCCCGACGCAAAGACGCCCTTGAAGGGCGGGCTGCTCGCCGCGCTGGTAGAAAGATTGGTTCGGATGCTAGTGCCGCGTCTTCTTCTCGCATGAAAAAAGAAGAGCAAGAGTCGCAGGACATCTTTAACATGTTAATGGACGGGGCCGCAGAAATGGATAAAAAGGCTTACGGCGGCAAGATGAAGAAAGCCAAGAAGATGGCTTCCGGTGGCAAGATGAAGAAAGTCAAGAAGATGAACATGGGCGGCAAGTGCCGTGGTATGGGGTCCGCTACACGCGGCGGCAATTATAAAATGGGGTAAGTTCTGATGGACTACGCGGCGTTAACATCAGCGATAGAAGATTACACAGACAATACGGAAGCCACTTTCGTAGCTAATATTCCTTTGTTTATTCGGAATACAGAAGAACGTATTCTAAAGAGTATCCAACTGGATTTGTTTCGTAGGAACGCCAGCGCTACAATGTCTAAAGGCGGGCAGTATTTGTCCTCCCCTACGGACTTCCTAGCTCCGTTTTCCTTGAGTTTTAACGTAAATGGCGAGAAAGTCTTTGTAGAGTTTAAAGACGTTTCATTCTGCCAGTCGTTTGCCCCAGACCCCTCTATCGAGGGGGTGCCTCAATACTACGCACAGTTTGATGTAAACAACATGGTTTTGGCACCTACCCCTAATGCAAATTATGACTGCGAGCTTCATTATTTGTATCGCCCTGCGAGTATTACTGCTGGTGCAACTACAGGCACTACGTGGTTAAGTAATAACGCTGAGCTAGCGTTGTTGTATGGAAGCCTCGTTGAGGCCTATATATTTATGAAGGGTGAACAGGACGTAATGGCCATGTATAACGATAAGTTTGCAGAAGCTATGGTTGGTTTGAGAATGCTTGGTGAGGCTAAAGAGCCTACTCAAGATTACAGGGTTGGCCGCGTTGTGCGGGCAAAGCAATAATTGTTGCAGATTTGGCAAAATCTGCTAGTTTGCGTTAACGGGTCAAGGAGAATTTAGCATGTCTTTTAACGGTAATTTCATGTGCACGTCGTTTAAGTCGGAACTCTTAAAAGGGATTCACGACTTTACCCCCTCAACGGGTAGCACTTTTAAACTTGCGCTATATTCGAACGCTGGCGCTGCGTTTGACGCAAGCACTACGACTTACAGAACCGCCAACGAGGTTGGAAATTCAGGAAGTTATAGCGCGGGCGGTGGTACACTTACCACAACGGCTACTTTCCCAAAAGCCGACGGCACAACGGGTATAGTTGATTTTGTAAACCTTGAATTTACAGTTGCAACGATAACAGCTCGAGGCGCGGTGATTTATAACAGTTCAGCGGCGGGCAATCCTGCGGTAGCAGTTCTGGATTTTGGCTCCGATAAAACTTCTACTACCGGTACCTTTACTATCCAGTTCCCGACAGGTGATGCATCGAACGCTATCATCCGCATTGCTTAAAATAGAGGGGTTGCCCTATGTCTCTAATTGTCGCTGATCGCGTACAAGAAACTACAAATTCTACGGGCACCGGGGCCTATACTCTGGGGGGCGCGGTTCCGGGCTTCCAAACATTTGCTTCCGAGGTATCTAACGCTGACACTGTCTATTACTCGGTAACGGATAACGTAGACTTTGAAGTTGGTTTAGGCACATACGCTAGTTCGGGGAACTTAATATCCCGAACGACTGTCTTTTCGTCTTCAAACTCTAATAACGCCGTAAGCTGGGGCGTCGGAACGAAGAACATCTTCCTGACCTACCCTGCGGATAAAGCAGTTATTGAGGACGTTAGCAACAATGTAACCATCGGCAACAACTTGGTAGTTGGTGGTACGGTTGATGGCGTAGATATACAGACCCTCAACACCACTGCCAATGCGGCACTACCTAAAGCTGGTGGTACGATGACGGGAGACCTCGTCCTCAACGCTGACCCAACCGCGGCACTACAATCCGCAACCAAGCAGTATGTTGACACAATCGCTGCGGCGGGCATTCACTATCATCAGGCTTGCCGAGCCGAAACTACCGCAAACCTCAACGCTACTTATAGCAATGGGTCGAGTGGAGTTGGTGCGACACTAACTAACGCAGGCACTCAAGCCGCTTTGGTTTTGGACGGGGTTACTCTTGTCGCGACTGATCGTGTTATGGTCCAAGACCAGACTAATACAGCGCATAATGGCGTCTACACTGTCACTACAGTAGGTTCTGGTAGTACAAACTGGGTACTCACCCGTGCCACAGACGCTGACTCTTACTCCCCAAGTGACCCAGACGCCTTGGGTGAAGGCGATGCGTTCTTCATTACTGAGGGCACGGTTCACGGTGGTGAGCTTGACGTGATGACCACATCAGGTGTTATTACTTTTGGTACAACAGGTATTGTCTTTGCGCAGGTCTCTGACGCCCCGATATATACTGCGGGTGCAGGCCTTTCGATCTCGGGCACTGAGTTCTCTTTAGTCACGCCGGTTACTTCAGCTACCGCACTGGCTACAGCCCGCACGATTGGTATGACAGGCGACGTCGTTTGGACTTCAGCGACGTTTGACGGTACGGGTAATGTCACAGGTGTAGCCACAATCCAGCCTAACTCCGTTGCTTTGGGCACGGACACTACGGGCAGCTATGTCGGTGCGGGCGCTACTTCAGGCACGGGTCTTTCTGGCTCGTTGTCTGGCGAAGGTGGGACTTTTACAGTTACATCCAACGCGACAAACGCTAACACAGCCTCTACCATTGTTGCCCGAGATGGCTCGGGTAACTTTAGCGCGGGCACAATTACGGGTGCTTTGAGTGGCAACGCCACCACTGCAACGTCTCTTGCTTCAGGGCGTACCATTGGTATGACAGGCGATGTTGTCTGGACTTCCGCCTCGTTTGACGGTTCTGGTAACGTCACTGGCACTGCTACGATACAAGCAAACTCTGTGGCCTTGGGCACCGACACTACTGGCAATTATGTCTCTTCCATCGCCAATGGCTCCTACCTTACTGGTGGGGGGTCTGCGTCTGAGAACAAAGCATATACCCTTGGCGTAGATGCTACCTCCGCTAACACAGCCTCTAAGGTCGTTGCTCGAGATTCCTCCAGTAACTTCTCTGCAGGTACAGTTACAGCGGCCCTAACGGGCAACGCCTCCACGGCTACCGCGCTACAAAATGCCCGTACTATTAACGGAGTATCATTTAATGGCACTGCTAACATTACTGTAGCTGATAGCACTAAGCTGCCCTTGGCTGGAGGTACTGTTAGTGGTAACTTGACTGTAAATGGTACTACTCTTAAAAGTAATAGTAATGTTCCTAGAAACTTTAAGCTTCAGCCTTCAGCTAGTAGCACGGACGTTGGCCTCTCTCATTATGCTGGTAACGGAAGCCATGGCTACCAACTATATTCAGATGGTACTAACTATGGTTTCTTAGATGCAAATTGGGGCAGCTGGGATCTTAAAAAAGTTAAAAACGGAGCGCTTTATGCCGATGAGGGTTCTGGCCAAAACCGTGTTTTCACCGATGGCTATCACCCTAATGCAGACGAAGCTGATACTGTTGATGGCCTCCACGCTGCAAGTTTCTTACGTAGTGATGCAGATGATAGCTTCTCTGGTGGGTTGGTGTCCACGTCTAGAGATGAGGGCATCTTTGGAACGTATAACAGCACCTTGACAGATCAGATATGGAGCATGGGTACTGCTTACAAAAACAATGCAAGCGGCGCTAACTTTGGTAATCTCTATGGCCTAGCCTACAAGCATACTAACAATACTACTGGTGGCACTATGGCTGGTGGGCATCAAGTGGTCTGGTGTACTAATGGCGTTCCAAAAGCCGCTATGGGTGAAAACGGTCTTTGGAGTAGTGGTAGTTTACAATTTAATAGTTCAGTTGACCAAAAAATAGTATTAGAAGGTTCATCAAACCCTTACATTCGCTGGCGAGAAGGTGCAGCTGATAAAGCGTATATCCAATGGAATACTGATGGTGCTCTATTGTTCCGCAATCAAGAAAGCGGAACCTTTAGATTTAGACCAAACAGCACTACTCAGGCAGTAAGTCTAAAATTAGAGGCTAGTGATGGGGATGCATATGGCGCTGTTTACGGTAATCACGCTAATGAGATTGGCTTTATAAATCAATCGGGCAGCTGGTCTTTAAAGGTTGATAATAGCGGTAATGTGACGCCCACAGGAACAGTAGATGGACGTGACGTTGCAGCAGACGGTACAAAGCTAGATACGATTGCCACCAACGCTAACAACTATAGCTTTCCTTATACTGTTTCTGTTAGCGCACTTAACGGCACAGTCGTTCAGCGGCATTCATCTGGCTATATTTATGCTAACTACTTCAATACGACACCTAATGATATTGCTACGGGTAGCATAACGAAAATTGTTGCTGAGAGTGGCAATGATGGTTTTATGCGCCATGCAAGTGCAGCTGCCGTTAGAAGTTTTATAAATGTTGCTGATGGTGCTAACAACTACAGCTTGCCAGCATCTCCATCTGTTACCAATTTAAATGTAGCTACTAGTATAATCCACACTGGTGACACCAACACAGGTATAAACTTTGCCACTGACCAAGTCAGTATAGCTGTAGGTGGAAGTACTGAGCTATATGTAAATACCACAGGCGTCCGTCTAGGCGACAGTGGCAATGGATACTTCCAGCCTGTCTCTGGCAGCTATGGCTCTATTCAGATTGATGGCGGTGCTCATAATGGCTGGGAAGGCTACAGCATTGGTGGTCGTGTTGTGTTTATGCACGACAACAGCAATACCTCAGGTATCTATAATGATATTGATAATGAATGGTATTTTTGGGGCACTCGTAATGGTGGAACCAGAATGTACTATAACGGGTCTACCAAGGTTGAAACGACTAGTGCAGGTGTAACAGTTACGGGTGACTTAAATAGCACCTCTGACATTCGCTACAAGAAGAATATTGAGGCCATTGATGGCGCTCTTGACAAGGTTAAGTCACTGAAGGGCGTGACCTTTGATTGGGATAACGATGCCTTCAAAGAAGGTGAACACACCAAAAAGCCTAACTTCACAGCGCGTGCTACAGGCGTAATCGCACAGGACGTTGAGAAAGTGTTACCAGAAGCAGTCTGTGAGAACGAAGATGGCATGAAGAATGTGGCATATGGCAACATGGTTGGCCTGCTGATTGAGGCAATCAAAGAACAACAAGCTCAGATTGACGAGCTTAAAGCACAACTTAACGGCTAATAGTTCAAGAGGAGAACGAAGATGGCTATACAGATAAGCGGTACATCCGTAATTAATAACAGTAGGCAATTGCAGAATATTGCGTCTATGGATGCCACGACAACTGCTACTATTGCGGCAGCGGGGGGTGTTAGCTCAACAGTAACGACTACGTCTTCTGTTGCGTCTGTAGAGTTTGCTACGCCTAACACAGATAAGAACTACCTTTTGGTTTGGGATAAGGTGACGCTGGGGGGGACCGCTGGATACATGCGCTGGTATTGGCAAGCCCCGGGCCAAACAAATTGGCGGGGGTGGGACTCGGGGTCAAGCATATATACAAAAGATGGTACTAACCTGATAACTAGCAGCAGCTCAAACATTGCGTATAACTCTACTCACTTCATAAGCGGAGACTATTATCAAGTTCAGTGTACTTGTTTGATAACGGGCGCAAATAGTGGTGCGACAGGTAACTATCCTATGATAGATTTTACTATGCACTATGTTAGTTCCAACAACGACGAACTTATACAAGTTAGGTCTACTTTTGTAACTAATCAAGGAGGACTTGAATTTGCTAAGATCAAAGTCGATCCTTATGGGCCTACTATATACAATGGCTCACGGTTTGTGATGTACGAAATTTAGGAGTAGTAAGATGGCGGAAGAAGAAGTAGTAACCTTGTTTTTTGACGGAGAAGTCGAAAGAGAGCCCACTGCGGAAGAAGCTGCGGAACAAGCGGAGCGCGATGCTGTGACTGCGGAGGAAATTAGACTGCAGATTATAGATGATACACGGATTGAACGTGATAGAAGGCTTACGACTGAAACTGACCCTATAATTACCAACCCTATAAGGTGGGACGTTCTCTCTGCTGAAAAGCAAGCCGAGTGGGAAGCGTATAGACTTGCCTTGTTAGCTGTACCGCAGCAAACCGGCTTTCCAACGAGTGTAACTTGGCCCACTAAACCTGAATAAGGACTTACAATGCTAGGCTTTGCTCCCTTTTCTGGTGCGGCCCTCGCCGATACGGGGAGCGGGGAGCTTATATTTGTCCCTACAGGGGTTGTGGGGTCAACCGCTATTGGTACGGTTACAGTTACCGGGGATCAGAATGGCCTAACGCTTGGGTCCGTAGCGGGGACCGCTCTAGTTAATCCCGATATCGTAGTGGTAGACGCGGGTGCGATAGGCACGTTTGCTATAGATCAGTTGAACAGTTTTGTCGGTTCAATAACTGCCTCTGCTGACGCAAGTTTCGCAGTTACAGGGGTTTCCGCTACGTCTGCGGTCGGATCAACTACGGTAGTGGGCACTGCCGATATAGCGGTGACATCACCACAGCTGTCTGGCGTTCTTGGTTCTCCAACAGTAAAAGGCGACGCTGTTTTTGCTATTACTGGCGTTGCGGCTACAGGCGCTGTGGACGAGGTCACAATATTTGCCACAGAGAATGTCGTTGTATCGGTAACTAATGTTGCAGCGTCGGGTGCGATAGGCACGTCTAGTATTGTGGGCACGGCCAACGTCTTCCCCGATGGAGTCCAGAGTACGGGCGAAATTGGAAGCCCGACGATTACAGGGGCCGCCACGGTCAGTGTAG